TGGTTTAGCTAGTGTTGGGTGTTCCCATTTAGCTATGTAGTCACCCTTGCCGTCTGAATCGTTTTGTAGTGTGATTACAGTCAAGAAATCCTGTTGTGTAAGGCTAGGATAGAGAGCCATGATTTTTTCTGCTAAGTTCATGTTATGCGCTCCTTACCATTGAGCCGTTGAACCAAGAATAAGCCGATGTAGTTCCTTGTGTCGTTAAAGTTCCGCCTGAGTTTTGGAATCCATATATCTCAACATAATCAGTTGAACCATTAAGATAGACAACACAATTCACTAATGTAGTTATATCCATAATTGTAGAATTTGGTGTAACTGCACCTATTTTATAAATAGAACCATTTTTATAAATAGTTGAACGAACACTTGTTAAAGATGAACCATTGCCCCAGTAAATACTAGAATTTATTTGATAGTAACCAGCTACTAGAGGTTGGAATCTATAATTAGTTACATTGTCATAAGCACTAGCAGTATCAAATTCTTCCGCTTGGAATGTTATTTTTGTATATACAGAGTTTGTTATGCTCACAGCAGAATTAACATAAGCACTAAACGCTGGCATATTACCGCTAACCATTACTGTGCCTGTAGCGGCTGGAAGTGTTGCTGTATTCGTACCTGATACGGCTGGTGCGGCTAATGTTAGCGTTCCCGATGTATCACCTGAAATGACAATAGAACTCATATATTTTCCTTAAAGGATAACCCAACGGCTACCTGAACTAACTGTAACTGCTAGACCGATTGGGATAGTAAACCCACTTGTACCGCCAACAGAATTAGCACTTTGACCCGATGCAATCGTATAGCTTGAAACAAGGGTAGTTGCGTTTACTACGATTCCATTCGTTGCTACTAAAGCACTAGCTTGTAGTTCACCAGTAGAAGGTTTATATAAATACTTTGCATTGCTTGTGTATACAGTTGTTGGAACTCCAGTAGTAACAGTTGCAAACAATGGATAAAGATTAGTTGCAGTAGTTGTATCGTTACTAATAGATGCACCTGAAACAATGCCAGTTAATGAAGAACCGTCCCCAAGGTACTTAGTAGCGGATAAAGTACCCGTTGATGGGTTGTATTGCAATTTAGTAGAACTGACATTTTCAGTAGTAATGTTTCCGCTTGTAGCACTTGTAAAGGTGACATAACGGGTTGCATTAGTAGTTGTATCGTCAACAATACCTAATCCTGTAGCGGGAAGGGCTTGCCAAGTAGGAGCAGAAGCCCCATTAGAAGTCACTACATAACCGCTAGTTCCAGTTGAACCCGCTAATGAAAGTGTGCTATTGATTCTTGCTGTAGTAAATGTTCCAGCTAAAGGGGTTGTTCCACCGATTACTAGATTGTCCATTGTTCCAGCATTGGTAGGTTTAATTTCTACTGACCCTGTACCCGATGGATTTAAATGAACATGACCCGTACCAGTAGGGCTAATATCTACTTGTGCATTTGCCCCATTAATATTAATAGAAGTATCTACTGTGCAATTTGGAGAACCGCCAGCACCCCATTGGAAACAAACAGTTCCACTAGCAGTTCTTAATGCCCCACCGCCTGAACCTACAGCATCAAAATAAGGGCCTACAAATTTAGTATTTGCAGTAATGGTTGTACCAGTAATGGAGTTTGCAGTAGTACCACCAATAGCGGGGGGTGCGGATAAATCCAATGTACCGCCCAAGGTAAGACTTCCAGTAGAAGTGACTGTACCGCTAAGACTAATTCCTGAAACTGTCCCTGTACCGCTTACTGAAGTAACAGTACCAGTTTGATTATTAATCCAAGATGGAATTCCTAAAGCTAAAGATAGGATCTGACCATCAGCTCCTTTAGCAAGCAAGGAAGTTGCCCCTGATGCTGTTTGGTAAGGAACTGAGCCTGATAAACCGCCAGCAATATTAGTAGCTGTAGTCGCTAATGTAGCTGATCCTGCTGTTGTAGCAGTAGCAGCATTTCCTGTAATAGAACCAGCAATAGGGTTGGTTACAGTTAAACCACCAAGAGTTCCTAAACCAGTAATTCCAGTATAAGAACCGCTTAAACGAGCAGAATCTATTGTTCCGCTAGTAATTTGAGTCGCACCAATAGCAATACTGGTATTAGTTACAGCAGTTACTTGACCGCTTGCATTAGTAGTAAATACAGGAACGGAACTACCTGAACCATAAGTAGAGGCTGTTCCTACTGGGGTAATGCTAAATACTGTACCTGTTAGGGATAAACCCGTACCAGCAGAATAGGTAGCAGAAGTTGTAAATTGCGACCAATTAAGGGCAGTTACTCCTAATGTTCCACCAGCTTGAGCTGTGCAAAACCATGCACCACCAGCTTGAGTACCATATTCAATAAAGGAAATAGCGCAAATTAACTCATCCCAAATATTAGCGTCTAGTGATCTTGTCCATGCAGTAGCAGATGCTAGGTAAATACCATTATTAGCAGGCAATGTTTGGTTTTTAACCAATACTCGATCACCAACTAAAGTTACATAACCATCAATGGTTTGCAAGCCTGATAAAGTAATGTTTGCTAAAGTACCTACAGCACAAGGTTGCTTCCAACTAATTCCAGCGGCATACGACTGTAATGCCAACAAGTTAACAATGTCAGTAGCACCGATAGGTTGAGTTGAAACAGTACCCGTTGTAGTCGCTATATTAGTAAAAACCCCTGTAGAAGGGGTAGTTGCTCCAATAGTTGAACTATCAATCGTGCTATTTGTTATATGTAAACCTGATTGAAAAGGATTTGCCGTTGCATAAAACGGCTGATTCTGACCAATAAAGGTTACAAAATTATTTTGAGCATCAAAATAAGCCTGAACAGGCAACAAATTCTGAACAGATGAATCTGCTGGATTAGTCATAAATCATCCTTCTAGATCAAGTTTTAAGACTGATCGCTAACTGGTGTTATATATACAAGTGCAGGCCCTGCCGCCGATCCAATAGCGGATACTTGGAAAGTATTAGCAGGAACAGCCAAAACAATAGGCTGAACCATAGATGCTGGCAATATAAACGATCCTGTCGCACCATCAGCGCCAATAGAAGCTACTGTAGCCGTTACTCCAACTGGTGAAATTTCAATAGCAACTCTAGTTGCACCAGTATTTAAGAAGGAAGCATAGTTACTAAGAACGCTACCGCCTACAGCCGAAACAGTTACAGCAGTATGAGCTGTTTCTATTACAGTTAAAGCAGTAGTTTGTCCTGCTAAACGCAAAACAATAGTATTAGACATAATTTATCCTTAAATAGTAGCTAATTGTTGCCATTTAGAACCATCAGACATCCACAATTTGCCAGTTCCAGTAGCGTTAGAAGTAACGGCTAGGCTGTTTGCAGGAGTTGTTGTAGTGGTTACATTGTCTGTAATAGCAATGTCAAGAGCAAGAATCTGAACTAAACCAGTTGATAGGGTAATGCTGTCTAAGAGTGGATCTGCGTAAGCTACACCAGTAGCTTTAGTATTTGAAGTCATGTTATTTCCTTTGCAAAGGGGTTGAATACTACGCTCTTATTATCCTATTTTTTAATAAATATTCAATAAAAGATTAACGATTTCTCAGCCAATCACCGAAATGACCGACAAAGGTTTTATTTCCTGTATGACCCATTTTAATTTCAGGATCGCACCAAACTTTACCGCCTATTTTGCTCCATCTAAAACAAAATGAATAGTCCTCACCATATTTCTTATCACCTTCAGCAATATGGGCAAAAAAGTCATAAAACAAATTATCTTTAGCTCCATCATGGAAGTATTGTTCAGGATAGGCTTCTGCCAATTTCTCTAAACAATTACGACTAATCTTCATAAATCCTGTTGGAATGGCAGCTACTTCTAAAAGTTTGGTTTCAGGATCTGCCCATAATTGAGGTTTATCTAAATATTTAATAGGAAAACCTAAGTCATCTATGCGATAAGGGTAAATACCGCCAACTAGATCAACTTTATGATCTACAAGCCTTAAAAGAGCGCCTTTTTCCCAGGCAACATCAGAATCAACAAAAACAAGACAATCAGATTCTGTTTTAAGGAAATTTGAGGCTATTGCGCCTCGGCAATCCGCTATATATGCGCTTCCAATATCATCAACTAGGGTAAATGTATCGCCTCTAGATACAAGCATTACAAGATCATTGATTAAAGATCTCATAGTTGCCATATAAACTGAGCCTGTATAGGCTGGAATTGCTATGGTTATATGCACTTTTCTTTCCTTCACAAAGAAAAAAGCCCACCCCTTTTGAGGATGGGCTTCGTTTTACAACATTATTAGGCTGTTACACCGATATTCTGCAATGCAGTAATGATGCTATTAACTGCTGTAGAAATCGCTGTGCCTGTTGCGTTTGTTGCAATAGTAGTAATTGCAGCAGCTTGCACAACTGGAGTTTCGCCATAAAAACTAATTTTACCGCCTGAAATACCTAGTAAAACACCATCGGCAGCATTGCCGTTTAGTAAATATACAGGGGTAATTGTTGATGCTGGTCCTGGATTAGACATGATTAAGTTCCTTTCTTAGTCTATAAATTAAGATGCAATACGGCAAGCCAACTCAGGATAGAGTGGGGCCCAACCATATAGAACATCCAAGCGAGTAGGAATCGAGTCATTGTTAATAGTGTATTGACGAACTACACGCATTGACAGACCAATTTCTTTATCGGAGGCACGACCAGCAAAATGTACACCTTCAGGCAATTCAAGATCGGCTACTGCGAGAGTAAACGCATTTTTGTGCATGAGGATGTTTTGTGGGCTAGTTACACCAGTTTTGTTAAAAAAGGCTACAGCTTGTGCGCCTGAACTTGTTACGCTGATGTTTTGGAACTGACCAGCAGAAATAGGAGCAGGAGAAACATTGACAGTAATAGTCGCATCAGTACCGCTAACAGCAGTATTAACTACGAAATTACGCAACTTGCCATAAGACTGACGATTTTGTGGGTTGACAGCGAAAACACCAGCGATAGTAAATGTATCACCTTGGTTTAAGCTAACAGCACCACTAGCAATCACAGCGATATTAGCAGAGGAAGCCCAACCTGAAGTCAAGAAGCCAGTAGCTGTAGTCACATTGACTGTAGCTGTTCCAGCAAATGAGCCGTAAGTTTGGTTCACAATGTTTTGATCCATCTTCCAGTTCATACCAGCAGAATCACGACCCATCAAACCTTTACGATATTGAGTAGAAATCGCTTCTTGTGGCACAAATAGACCTTTCAAGCTATCTACAATAGTAGCGCTTGAGAATGGATCAATAATGACTGATCTACGACCATCACGAGGAGCGCCTTCAGAATCAAGGTAAGCACCAGCGTTCAAGAAGGTAATCAAGCCTGTTGGAGGAGTTCCTGCTGTTCCTACTGTGTTGTAAGTAGCATTTTTAGCCATTGTCAAACCATCTAAGTCGATTTTGTTGGCAATAGCGGCAACTGCTGGCTTCAAAACACGATCAGAGAACATATCCAAAGACAAAGCTAAGTCTTGAGTTGTGAATTGTGTGTCCACATGGAACTGAGTTGAAAGGGTTACAGGAACTGAAGTTTCGTTGAAATCTTCAACATTCAATGCAGGACCAGTTGTACCGATGAAACGACCAGGTCTACGGACATTGACTGTGTTACCAATCTTTGCACCGACTACAGCAAACTGGTCATCATAGTTACGATCTACTTCTGAAGTGAATGTTAGTTCGTTTTCCAAGACCATCAACGCTTCGTTGGTGATCTTGCTAATGGTTAATAAAGTATTGCTCATTTTTTCTTTTCCTTAAAAGAATTAGTTTTTACCTGATCTTCCCTGCTTTTCGAGCCGCTTTCCACGCTTGGAATGACCCATGAAACTCACCATCTGAGCCAATAGGATTTTCCATTGCGCTTCCAGTAGCTTTAATAGGGCTAAGAGGAGCAGGCGCTTTAGACTTCTGAGCAACAGGTTTACTTCTAACGGCAGTTTCTTCAGCAATTTCTTGCCTTTCAAAACGAGCCTCCAATTTCCCAATTTCTCTAAGCGCTTTTGACATAGGCAATGCTTGGAACTTCTCAGCTTCTTCGCCATCTAGACTAGCTAAATGGTAAAGAATCTCAGGGCCAACATCGGATTCAATAATGGCATCACGCACTTCGTTGCTTACAACGACTTGGGTTGAATTCACTATATCGTCAAAATCAACTAGATTTGGTTTCGCTTTTTCAAGTTTCTCAGACCAAGTTTTTAATAGCTTGTTCCGATCTTCCTCAACTTTGCGATTGGCATCTTGTTGATCCCTGTCATACAACGCTTTCTCTGCTGACCATTGTGCTAATGCCTTTGCATATTCAAAAGCATCATCAAACTGGCTTGCTTTAGGTTCTTCTCCAATCGGGCTTTCATCAGCTTTAGGCTGTAAAGGTTGCCGATCTTCATATTCCCTAAGTCTTGCTTCCAGCACTTCATTATCAGCTTTGGTTTTAGCAGCATTTTCTTCTGCTTGTTTCCTAGCTTTAGTTAGTTCTGAAAACCGCTTTTCGAGTTTAGGATTTTGTTTCCGTTCATCTGTTGCTTTACCTTCAGGTTCTGACCCTTGTTCACTCTGTTCGTCATCTTCTCTTGGCTCTGATTCAGGAGTTTCCTCTACTTCATCAGCCTCAATAGGAGAATCTTCGCCAGCTAAACCAAGGCGATTCATATTCCATTCGGTTAAATTTTCGCTAGTTACTACATTACTAGCCTGTTTTGCTTCTTGCACTTCAGCCATGAGTATTCCTCAAGATTTAACCCATTGATCCCAATGGTAGGTTTAAAACAATTCTTTTGTACCACTAAATACTGTTTTTAACAATATTATTGCTTATCATTTAATTCTTTTAACAAGGCATCCATAGCGCCTTTTTTGCCAAGTTTGATCTTTAGCATTGCATATTTAGGATGCTTTTTAATTCTATCGAACTGGTCATCCTTTTTTTCTTCCATTGGTCTTTTGCCAGCTTTCTCAGCTAGTTTCTTTTCCATGTATTCTTCACGATTTTCTGAGGTAACAGTTTCTATTGCCATGATTACATTCCTTGCATTGGGGGTTGTGGTTGAGCTTGCTCCATAGGCTGTTGAACTGGCATAGGCTGTTGAGGAGGTTGCATTAATGGATTTTGACCTTGATCTATATCTTGTTGGGCTTGCATAGCGAAAGCATATTGTTCCTCATTTCTACGATCCAACTCCGCTTTAATAGATGAAGTATCTAAATTGGCAATAAGCATTTTCACAATCGCATCAATTTCAGTCTTATTCTGACTTGTAATGGAGCGGGTGTTTTGGTCATTAACCTTAACTTCTGCCATTGTTTCTGTATTGTGCGCTCTAGCAGTCACATCCATCAATTTACGAGCTGTAGATGCTCTTTCTTTGGTTTCAGCAACAGTAGCGCCATACTGAATATCCATCTTAAGGGCAGAGTTTTCTTGTTGCATTTGCTGAATCATCTGTTTAGCTTGAGCCAACTGCATCTGCACTTGTGGAGGAATGTCAGATTTCTCATCAATTTGGGCTAATGGATTGGAAGCCGCCATTCGATCCGCAATAATATCCGCACCAGGGAAGTCCATATTACGGAAGATTAAATCACCAGCCGTCTGCATTAAAGTCGGATCAGCCGCTAATAATGTCATCATCGCCTCTACAGCTTCACCACGCTTAGTAGCAAAGCCTGGACCTGTATCCATCACCACATCATATCGACCTACAGATACATCATTAAGGATCTTTTCTACCCCATCTTCAGTAGTAACCCGTTGATTTAGGGTAATAATCTCAGGCTTTTCATCAGCGCCAATGATCCGCATTACTCGCTCTGTATCGTAAATCTTAGGGATCAAATCAAGAATAATGCGACCACATAGGGCAATAGAACGGGTTAAATTGTCATAATAGTGAAAGTTCACCATATCAACTTGTTGTTGCTGTCCAGCGATTGCTTTTCCTGACATATTACCTTGAGGCAACATACTAGGATCATAGATACCAACGACAGTCATTAAGTCATTTGACATTCCTTGAGTGGCTGTAACAATGCCAGCAGGAGGAGGTTCAGGCTGTAAACGCTGTGGAGCAGGGGCTTCTCTACCCTCTGTATCAGTCTGTTTATAACGCAAAACAGGCATTGCTTTGATATTAGCTTGCGCCCACTCATTCTCATGTCCTTCATCTTGACCTTCAGCCATAACCCATTTAGCTTTAGGTGCTAATGCAACGGATTCTGTTAGCGCTGTAGTCCAATAGTTATACATCCGTTGTGGATCTTTAGCCATACGAACTAAGCCAAACTTCTTATGTTTGCCATCAATTACGGCTGTTTGACCATAAACAGGGATTACAGGGATATATTTACCAGCCCAATCCCTTTCCTCAAGGATTTCCATTGCTGTAAGTTTGCACCATTTAATCTGTTTTTTATAGGTATCACGCTTTTCAATGATCTCAATCCCTGCATCCTCTAAGACTTGAGCATCAGGCAATTCTTCTTCATATACGCTAGTTCCATCAGATAAAAGGACTAATTTAGCAGGGGCTCTAACTGTATAAAAGTATTCAGCAATCCGAACATCCTCTTTAGTAACCCATTCTGAGTCTGAATCACCAGTTCCACGACTTGTAAATCCTTGACCATCTTCCTTGTCAGGGTACATTGCTCTAAAAGTCTTTTTGCTTACAACAGTAGTGATGAGGCAACGCTCTGCATCTGAACCATCGGGAAGCTGTGAATTAGGGTCAAAATAGACTGTAAATGGATTATCAATCGGTCTAATGTAGATTTCTTGCTCAAACGAATCAGGAGAAATATAGTCTGTAGTCACTCTAAAGTAACCCCAACCCATCTTAACGGCATATTCTGAGGCTTGATCGTAGGCTACATCAGCAGAGGATTGATACTCAATATGACGGCAAACACCACTTAAAATGTCAGCTAACTTAGCATCAGCTTCATTATTCATACCTTGAACTTTAATTCTAGGTCTTTGTTGACGGATTTGATTACAAATTTGACGAACATAAGCATCTACCTTATTAATCGTCAAGCAAGGTCTAGATTCAAGCACTCGGCTATTTTGCACATCTACAGGCCATTGATCGCCAGCACAAAAGCGAACATCATCTAAAGCCTCAGCCCTATTATTGGAATCAACATCATTACAAAGATTTAAAAACTTCTTTGCATCATTGATTCTAGTATCTTCGCTTGAATCTTGATAATCTGCCATATCTATCCCATCCAACTGCCACCCAAGGCATAATTTTGTTTAACTGGTTGCCTTTTCTTAGGCTCATTTACCATTAATCCGATGTATCGCCAAGCATCTGCACCATGACTGTAAATATCATGGAGTGGTTTTTGACTAAAAGTTCCATTTATATCTACATCATAGCGATAATGTCTCAGGCAGTTTAAACCTTCTTCTGTATTTTTTCTATCAAAATAACAGCGATTGAATATAGTCCTAGCAGCATTAATTGAATCAACGACAGGAACTCTACCAAGCATTTGTACCTTCATGCCTGTTCCCCTGACTATTTCCTCGATGGATTTCCCTGTTCCTAGCGATTTAGCGGCGGCATCATGGGGAAGCCAAATGGTGTCATACATATAACCAAAGTTTTGCATTAAAGCTAAATAATGCTGGATGGTCTTTTGACTATCCTCAAAATAACGCAATACTCTGATCTCAAACCCTACAAATTGAATGATCCAACAAGCTGTGTTATCAGCCCAACCTAAATCAAATATGGCATGAACAGGCTTTGTAGAGTCATAAGGAACAGTTGTAATACGACCATCAAGCTCTGCCATTTCCATTTCTTTAGAGAAGATAGCGCCATCAATAGTATTTCTTGTTCCACCTTCCCATACATTGTTATAAGCACTCATATCCCTAGATTTAAGGGATAAACGCTCCATGTTCAATGTTTCAGGAAACCAAGGATTGTCTGACCAGTTTACTTTTACAACTACTGAACTGGTTGGAGGATTCTCTACAAAGCGCTTCCAAGTGTCATCAGTAGGTAATTCAGGGTTAAAACTAACCCAAATCTCTGAGTTTTCTTTACGAATGGTAGGAATTAGCACATTCCAGCTATTAGCCGATACGCTTTGGGCTTCTTCTACCCAACATACATCAATGCCTTCAATAGACTTAATGTTGTTGGTATTGTTCTTGATTCCAGCAAAGATAAACTCCGTTCCATTGACCCCTCTAATAGTGCTTTGAGTGATCTCATAGAAGGTTTCCATACCTAATTCATAGATTTGATCTGTTAATAGCTTATGAACAGAATCTTTCATAGAGGTCATAAACTCCCTAGCGCAGAGAATACGCATAGGTTCTTTTGTGCCTTTAGCTAGTAATGCTCTAGCAAAGCACCAAGACTTAGCTCCTCCTCGCCCACCATAGAATATTCTATATCGGGTGTTTTCAGGCTTAAAAAGTGCCTCAAATTTCTTAGGAAACTTAATCCTAGAAATGGCATCCTTAATCTTTTGACTTGTTTCCATCAAACTCTAAGGCATTTGTTGGTTCTGCATCAATAAACATGATTTCCACGCTCTTGAGCAATGGAGCGCCTTCTGCTCCAGTTATCTCTTGTCTAATGCGCTCTGAATACTTTTTAGGGAATCGAGCCGCCATTGATCTAGACCACAAACCAACATTTAACTTTTCCCCATCCTTATGTTCTACAAGGTAACTTTGAGCATGATCCTCCCACCAAATCATCTCTCTTACCTTCGCTTCTTCCAAGGCATGACAAAAATCTTCATATTCGTCTTTCCATCGGCATAAGGTTCTGTAAGTAATTCCCAATGCGCCTGAAATCTGTTCTAAGGATTTACCCTTAGTTCCCAGTTCAATCGCTCTCTGACAATAAGAAGGATCATAGGAGGAAGGTCTACCTACAGGATTAGTTCCTTGACTTGTCAAAGGTTGTTCAGTAACAGAAGTTTGCATTATCTGAGGCATTTTTATTATTCAGAGATCTTTTCTGTATTCTCTACCAATTCTTGAGCTTTTGCATCAGCTTGTTCTTGCATGATGGCATGAGCTTGTGGAATAGCTTGAACTTTAATCTTATCTATTAATGGGGCTACTAGACTGTATTCACCCTTAGATAGAGCGCCAATCATAAATTCTACTTCTTGGATAGATAGTTCTTTAAGGGTAATCACTTAGCTTTTCCTTTTATAGATGGTTTTTTAATTGATTTTGGCAGCTCGCCTTTAGTTACGACTACTGCTTGTTTATACAGTCTTGGTCTTTTCTTGGGTTTTTGCGCTTCTAGTCTTAATCTAACCTCTGCTTCATCTAGTTTTTTACTAATTTCAGCTAATGTAGCCCAATCCCATAATTTTTTAAGCCAATTAAACATTTGCATCCTCCATAAAGCAAATATCTTGCCAAGAAAGAATAAGGTATCGATGACCATTTTCAAAGTATTCAGGGAATTTGAGGTATTCCTCCCCTTTATCGTTGTTCATAGTGCCAAATCTAACCCTAGCACCTACTTCAACAGGCATTTCTTCCCTACGACCATTTTTAACCTTGCCTGGCCCTACCGCAATGACAGTTCCCATATTATCGACTTCTTTGTTATCAATAAAGATAATGGAACTAAGCTCTCTAGTATCAGGTTTGATTACGATTCGGTCTTGTAATGGTTTAAGGTTCATGCCACCACCTTTTTAGGTCTGCCTTTAGGTTTAGGTTCTACCTTTCCAGCTTCTTGAATCACTTTTTTACGCTTTTCTTTGGCAAATTCAGCAGTAATTTCAATATCTTGCACTAATGCTTCAAATACTGGATTTGGAGGAACAATAGCAAATTCCCCACACCATTCCGAACTATGTCGGTTTTGGTAGAGGGGAAATCTTCTACAAGATCCAATAAAATCATTATCTGTATTCAAGAAATATATACAAACAATGCAAGCATCTTTAGAATTTACAACAGCCATTTAGTTCTCCGATTACTATTTGGTTAGAGATGCCCTAGACCTTCACGCTAGGGCATTTCGCTTATTTAACAGCCACGCTTATGAGTATAGCAAGTGCCTGATGTTTTACCTGTATTGAACAGTTTGTCTTTACCAGTAGAATCAGCCATTCCCATAGCTACACCGCCATCTTTGCGCTCCATGCGTTCACCAGTTTTATCTGAAGAAGTTGCACCAGCAGGGAGTTTAGCACCAGTAACTGAAGGAATACCCTTCATAGAATCCATTATTCCCATGTTTATTCTCCTAAGAAATGGGGTTTGAGCCTATATTTTGCCTCATTGATTAGCATTGTCAAGAAGTTTCACTAAACGAATTGCACCATCAATATCATTAATTCTAACAACAGTTGAGCCTCTCCAGTTAAGCATAAATAATTCTTGAGCTGGAGTGTATGAAGCCTTTTCTGATGATTTAATTTCCACTAATACAGTTTTGTGATTTTTTCCTAACATCAGATCAGGAAACCCACCAGCAACCCTACTACAGTCAAATACTGAGCAACCTAACTGTTTAAATACTTTAATAATCTCAGATTGATTTACATCAACCTTTTTTGCATACTTACTCATCTAATAATTCTCTAACTTTATCAATGAGATCCTCTTGTGAATACCCCCAATAAGAAGTGAACTTTTTAGCCCCAGCGAGGTGAATACTGGTATCTCCAAGTCGGTGATGCTCTGCGCACAAAGGGATAACGGGACTGAGGTGTCTTGGCATGCCAAATCGCCTGCAATGGTGCATTTCAACGGGTGAATCATCTAAATTCCTAATATCTATCTGTCTGCATAAAATACACCCAATACGGGAAAGTTTAAGATAAACATTCTTTTCTTCTTTAGTTGCCATTAGCTATATCTTCTAGCTTTAAAGAGGCTTCTACAAGCTCATTGGCAATTTGACTAGCAAGGGATTTATCCTTTAAAGTCATGGCTTTATAGTAATCCTCTATAAGCCTTTTGGCTATCAAGAACTGCGAGCTGAAGTCTGTCATCTTTTTTCCTTATATTTAAGTTTCTATATACAACTCCATCATGCCATTGCTGATCTTCTGATTCTTTGTAAAGATCCACTAACTTATTAGGCTTAACCCATATAGGAAAGCTGTTTTCCTTAAAGCAAAAAGCATAAATCAAAGGCGCTTCCTCAGAGCCGTAAGTTTCTACCATGCTAGGAAGCAAATCAAACTCTTTTTTCTTAAAGTTATCCGTACCTTTGACCGCCACTACAAAAGTCTTTCCTTTAGCATTAAGGACATAATCAGGCAAATTTCTAAGTAAATTGCTTAATCTCCAGTAATTAGGGACATTATTCTCATGCTCATCAAAACCAATCCTTTGAAATTCACAATGATTTAAATTGCAAAACTGTTCAAAAAGATACTCGCCATCATTTTTAATGGTTTTTACCCTTTCAGAATAGGATTGACCGCTATTACCGATCATTTACCCATCCCTGTACCATTTCAAGGACTTTAGTTTTAAGCATTAATTTATCTTTTAAAGACTCAACTTCATTTAAAGCATTTTCAACAACAATATGCTCATGCTTATTGATACGCTTCAAGTTTTCTATTTCTTCTTGTTGTTGTCGTAACATGATAGCGGCATCTTTTCTGAATATATCAGCATAATCATTATCTAAAGCATCAGCCAGTTCAGTAGCGTTCATTTCTCTTGCTCCTTTCTTTTGGCTTCACTAACATTCGTTGAAAAGCCAATTAAACCCATAACAAGAGTAATAATTATTGCCAAAATAGAAAACCAACCAGTATTGTTTTGTATAAATTCAATCATTTTTCTGTGCCTTTCTTAGTACATAACTTACAAACACATGACAAAAATAACCCAATGCAAAAGCAATGTCGTAGCTAATCATGTCTATTCCACTCATTTCTCATTAGCCTTTCTTAGTATTGCTTTAATAAATGCAATTTCATGCAAATATCCGTCAGGATCAACAATATGCACATCGCCCCAATATTCTTGAATAAGGTCTTTCATTTCCTCATCTGTTAGTTCACGCATTTGAGCATAGCCTTCTACCATCTGTTGCACTCTTGAATCCCTTTGCTTTGCCATGCCGTCAATAAAACCCTTTTCGTATGGGTCTGTTGGTTCAAGACCGCCCCAGTAAGTCATTGGTCTACCTTTTTCGTCTTTCATCCCTCTTGTACCTTTCTTAGTATTGCTCTAGCAAACCCAAGCAAATCCATTGGAGTAAAGATAATAGGAAACACAGTTATAAATTCTCTTATTTCCTCGTCTGTTAAAGTCTTTGCTGGTGGTTTTTTCCATAACACTTCCACAATCCTATGCTCATCATCTGTATAAGTAACAGCTAGTAGTTCACCTGTTTCTTTATTTTTTTGAAGTGATAGGTGTAGTTCTTTTGCTAGATGGGTGTAGAGTGGCTGACCATCAATACTCATAGGGTCTGCCTTCCAATTGATGTAGTCATTGCACATACTGTTTACATACGCTACTGGTTCATTGTTCATATTGATCCTTGTCTGCGATTACTGGATAAAGTGCGCCAAATATCAATGATCCGAATTTCATGATTACGCTCATTGTCAATTAGCTTAAAGTCTTTAAAAGCCTGAATATGCTCTAAAACCGCCTGATTGTATTTAAGGCTTGCCTTGGCTTTTGCTTCCCTTTCGGCTACTGTGCCATCAGAAAGTAAAAATTCATGCGCCTGAGCCTGTTTAATGCCTTCCTCAAGCCTTTTAACTTCACCACCTAGATCTGCATGAGATTTATCTGTATCGGAAAGGTAAATTAATGCTTTTTCTACCCGATCTTCATTTAATTTATCAAGACTCATTTCCATTCTCCTTTTTCATCAGCTTTATTTCCTTTTAACCATTGATCTTCAAAATCCCTTAACAACTCCCAACCTAGCTTTTCCTTATGCTTGTGCATATATTCCCTAAAAGCCTTTAAACCCCAAATCCTGCGCCACATAATAAGTTGGCGAACAGCGCATTGATGGCAATGTTTTGCTTCATTTTTCAATTACCCATCCCTTGAATTCACCAAGCTGAAAAAATTGTTTTGCATTTAAAGGCATTTTTATGGGTCTTTGTATTCCTGAAAGGCTTAATTCTTTATTTAAAATATCTTCAGGTTTAGCGCCATTTTTAAGTTTCCAATACATTGTTAAGCGCTTCATGACTGTTGAAAAATACCCTTCTTCATCACAAACCTTATCAACTACGATGATTGCTCCACCTTTATTCATTTTTTGATACAATCTCTCAATAAACGCTTCTTGACCAATAACAGGAAAAAACATAGTTGTAAGCATCAAAATGGCTACATCAAACGATTGATATTGATGTTGCATCGCATCACAAGATTGAACTTCATAGCAATGCTTGGTATTAAATTTATAAGCCTCGCACATTTCATCACTTTCATCTAAAGCAATAATCTTGGCATTTCTTTCATTTATTAAATCTTTTAGTGCCAATGTCATGTTTCCAGTTGAGCAACCAATGTCATACACAAGACCATTTTTAGGTAAATAGTTTCTTGTTATATAAGAAACAGACTCAGTAACCAATTCATACCAAGGCAACTGTTCCCGAACATGAGAATCAAATTTACTAGCAAACCCTTCTTTAAAACTCCAATCTTTCATAATGGCAACCTTTTAGCAATTTCATAAATTACATTGACAGTTACAGCTCTACCGCAACGCTCATATCTTTGAGCATCGCCAACCAAAGATCCATCTGCATACCATTTAGTCCAGTTATCAGGCAATGATTGGAGTCTTTCACACTCTAATGGGGTTAATTTTCTTAAAGTTGACCCAACAATTACCCCATGCCTATCTTGTGCTGTAACTGTAAAAGCTACTTCATTATGATTTTTAATTTGCCTGCCATTTTGTCTTTTTTCTTTGCGATCAGGAGTTAATACAGCTCTAACTTCAGATCCGATATATGGGACATTATTTCCACCTGTTCCCATATTTGCAGTCAAAGTTGGAGCATAAGCACCTTTTATATCCCTGAAATGGGTTCTTCTCCATTGAGTTGCCCGAACAAATCCATCTGACTTGTATTGATCCCCTTCATCAATAACGGCTCTTGTTCCCCCGCCTTTGTAATAGTGTCCGTCAATCGTTGGTAAATAACTTGTCCGAATCCGTTTCCTTTTTCCTTGTGTTTCTTGGTTCTCTCCACCATCCTCTGCAAAGCACCTTCCGACAGGAAATACTTTGGGAGGGGGTTTTCCTCTAAGATGCCCGACAATAAACACTCTTTCCCGATTCTGTGGGACTCCAAAATTCTTGCTGTTAAGACATTCCCATTGGCAGTCATACCCCAATTCATCCAAGCTGGAAAGGATGACTGCAAAGGTTCTTCCTCCGTCATGGTTGAGGAGTCCTTTAACATTTTCAAGGAAAAAATATGGGATTCTTTTACCAGCGAGGATTCTACAGATTTCAAAAAAGAGAGTGCCTCGTGTATCTTCTGTTCCGAATCCTGTTCTTCTTCCAGCAACTGAAAAAGTTGCACATGGAAATCCTCCAACGAGTAAATCGGCTTGTGGGATTTCATCAGGTTGAATGATTCTGATATCTCTTGGGTCGGGTTTGTCTTTAAAGTTATGTTCATAAATTCTCCTTGCTTTATCTTCTATTTCATTTGACCAAACGCACTCATGACCCGCTTTTTCAAGACCAAGCCTAAAACCACCAATTCCAGCAAATAATTCAATAAATTTCATTTCATCACTTTCCTAGTAAATTCCTTGATCTTTGCCATCGCTTCTTCCCTCATCTTTGCTCCAGCCTCTATTTCAGCTTGTGTCTTTTGATGAGTGAGGGTTGCTTCAGGCTTTACAGGAATCCTGCCAGCTTGAGAACATAAATCCTTAAATTCAATGGCAGATGGCACAAAAGACTTATTCATGGAGTTCAAAGCAAAATCTAGTGTTGGTTTGTATGTTGCATAAATACCAAGCATTTCTTTCCATGTTTGGCGAACTAATCCCAAATCAACACCATCCCAATGTCTTGTAAAGGTAGCGCCATAGATAGCTCCCATCTTGCCAAATACATAATCCATGCCGTTATCGGCATTTGTAAAGTCACTTTCCAAGTAAGCCAACATCATTCCCTCCGCCAATCAATCCACGAGTTAATCCTTGTAAAACTGTAGAAGTTCTTTCTGCATTAGTCTGTTTTTCCTTAACCCATTCCGCTTTAAATCCTCTCCATCCCCTAGCGGAACATTCAGCTAATGCTTGCTCTAAAGACCATCCAGCTTTTTGAGCCTCTTTAGAAATAGTTTTTATGACATTTTCAGAAACTACAGCTCTAGCTTTTTTTCTTTGCAAAACAAAATCATTCCAAATTTCGATTGATACACCTTCAGGTGCTTGTATTGTTTTTATATGGTTATTGGTTAATGGTTCTTGGTTCTTGGTTAGGAGCTGATTCGGTGCTGATTTCAGTTCTGATTTCAGAGCTGATAACTTCTCTGATTTGATTCTGTTTGCGTTCCGAGCCGAGTCTGCTTTCAGACGATATTTAGCAATTTCATCATCACAGCGCTTAGAAATCCATAAATCTCCATATTTTTCAAAAAATGTTTCCAAAATGTATTGAACATCAGAGCTGAAATCAGACATTCCAATTCTTCTAGCAATAATGGATGGCTCACCATTAAGAGGGTTTTCATCTAAATAATATTGGTCAATTAGCCTTCTATAAGCCAAATCTTCCATAAAACTAAGATGCCTAGTGTGAGCTGCGTAATCCCCAATATGAAATGGGTAAAAGTTCATGTTTAGTCCTTTTTGAAAAGATCAGGTCTAAGTTGTTCTCTAGTCAATTTGTAATCTGTCAGCTCCTCAATAGCCTTTAAATACTTAAATGGAATCTTTGTTTGACCCCATAAATAAACAGTATTTGGCTTTAAACCCAACTTTTCAGCCAAATCTTTAAGCTGACCGAACTCAATTCGTAATAAATCCATTGGACTCATGTATTTCTCCCTAAAAGTTATACCATCATACATTATTTGCAAAACATCATACAATTATTTGTATTAGGGAAAGCACCTATAAAAAATAATTAATAAAGTTGTTGTAAACCTTAATTTAGTGTATATTGGAGTCTAGTTCAACAGTAAAGGAGTAAGTGATGAAATGCGTAATCAACGGATGTAAATGCAGTTTTGGTTCTATGCCTCAAACAGGCAACAGGGTTAAATTATTTGACCTTGAAGGAACAGTCACTAAAGGTATTTGCGAAAAACCTTTTTTATCTGATTACAAAGTTAAAGTTTTATGGGATGGTGCAAGCCAATCTTTTGCAACACCAAGTGATGTATTGACCATTATTTAAGGAGTAAGTGATGAAAACAGCAATACTTGAATGGACAGCAGTAGTCGTAATGGGAATTCTTTTGGGCGCAATGTTCGCCTATGGAGCTTAATCATGTCAAAACTTGAAGCCTATTATGAAGCACCCTACGATGACCAAGACTCAGAAGAATTTGAGTTTGAAGTGACAGAACTCATGAAAACCGAATTTAGCCCCGATACCTTTACTAATTTTGAGCAAGCCATTGCTTATGCCAAAGCTAGTGATGTTGAGGCAGTTGAGGCTATTTTAAGCCAACCTGAAGTGGATTTTAAGGCTTTAGGTCGCAAACTGTATTGCATGGCTTATGACTATCAAGAATTTTATGCAAAACGCAAAGTAAGAGAGGGTTATTAAAATGAGTAATTTTTTAGAACTACGAAAAATCAATGTAAATGAAAAAATAGAGAAAAAAGGTAAATTTAGCTATTTGTCTTGGAGTTGGGCTGTAGATCAGCTTTTGCAACAAGATCCTTTAGCTACTTGGACTTATGGCGATCCTGTTTACTTTTCTGAATCTTTAATGGTATTTTGCTCAGTAACGGCTTTTGGCAAAACCATGACAGCTCAAATGCCTGTCATTAACAATCAAAACAAAGCTATTCAAAACCCTGATGCAATGGCTGTAAATACCGCTATGCAACGCTGTTTAGTAAAGGCAATAGCCTTACATGGTCTTGCTCTGTATATTTACTCAGGAGAGGATTTGCCTGAAGAAGATCCAGTTGATTTAACAGATCAAACGGATCTTTGGGTAAAAGCAATCAATACATCAAAAGACATGGATGATTTAAAAGTAATCTATGGTAACGCTTACCATCAACTTTCAAAAAATAAATCAGCAGTTGCTAAGATTTCTGATGCCAAAGACAATAAAAAAGCGGAGTTAACACAATGAAAGCATTTCCTACAACTTGGTTTGGAGGAGAAGTTGAAAAACCAATTCAATATGTTCAAGAAGGAATGGATTTACGAGATTACTTTGCGGCAAAAGCCTTACAAGTTTTTCTTTCACAATTAACAGAAGAATATGTTATTTCAGATGCTTGCATTGATGCTTATTATGTTGCAGATGCAATGATGGAGGCAGGAAAATGACCACATTTACTACAGAAGATCGAATTTCAGCAATTCAACAAGGAACTCCTGAATGGCATCAACTTAGGCTTGGCAAAGTTACCGCAAGCAGAGTAGCTGATATATTAGCTAGGACAAAATCAGGTACTTCAGCTAGTCGAGCTAACTATCTGATTGAGCTTGCCTTGCAACGAGTTACAAAGACCATAGAGCCATCTTATACTAACTCTGCAATGGAATGGGGAACAGCAACAGAGCCTCAAGCTAGGGTTGCTTATGAAGTTGCTACAGGAAATTTTGTAGATCAAGTTGCTTTTGTAGATCACCCTACTATTACTAATTTTGGATGCTCACCTGATGGGTTGGTAGGATCTGATGCCCTTATTGAAATAAAATGCCCAAACTCAGTTACCCATTGGACTTATATAAGAGCCAATGAACCGCCTAATAAATATGTAATTCAGATGCAAGCACAAATGGCAGTTACAGGGGCTAAATGGTGCGACTTTGTGTCATTTGATCCCCGTATGCCTGAACGCAGTCAATTATTGATTGTCAATATTCCTAGAGATCCTGAGTTCATACTTTTTATGGAAACAGAAATTAAGCAGTTTTTAAATGAAGTGCAAGTTGAAGTAAACCTAATGGAGAAAAGAAATGGCGATTAAATACTTTGTAAAAGCAGCAGTTTCCGAATATGAATCTGAAGGAAAAACCAAAAAGCGTTATCAATCCATTGGTATTGTAATGGAAACAAAGCATGGGCTTATGCTAAAACTTGAGTCTTTGCCTATTTTTGCTATGAAAGAAGGTTCTATTCTTGCTTATTTAAATGAGCCTGAAGAAAAAACAGATCAACCTAAATCATCCCCTAACTTAGCAACTTTGGAAGATGATCCACCATTTTAAGGAGTAAGTGATGAAAAAATTATTATTGATTTCTGTATGTTTAGCTATGGTAGCTTGTTCTTCAAACCCAACAGTTTATAGTCAAGCCCCAGTTCAACAGCTAATATTAGATAAGCAAGTAGCCTCATTAACTAGAAATGAAGTAATAAATGGGGTAACTGAATGTCAAGGTGCTGGTTTAAGGGCAGTAGTAGTTACTACTAAAAGGGCTATTAATGGATTTACATCCGATATTCCTGTAGAAGTGACTTGTATGCCTAGATACCAATATTGAAAGGAATGATATGAATACTCCCCATATTTGGACTACTGCTGGAACTGATATTACAATCAGATGGAGGCTTAATGGTTGGATTCCCCCATCAGAACAACAGGAATATCTAGATAAATGGTCTTACTGGCAAAATATACCCTTGCGAAAGCTAGACGATCAAGCCAAGCAACAATATGAAGCTGTATTGCGTAAGGCTAAAGTTTCGAGGATTAGATGATATTTGAGTCTATCCCTTTTGCAGGAGAAATGATAATTCCTGAAGATGAGTGCGAAAGGCAGTTTCTTGAAACTTTCCCTGATGTATTTAATCACAATCCCATATATTTAAAGGTTTGGACGACAGCTTGGATTAAAAGCCGAATCTTTACTCTTAAAGACATGGAACAGGAATTTAAAAAACTTTAACCTTTCATGGGATGAGCCTTGTTCATAGGCTCTTTCTCATGTTTTTTTAGTTCTTGTTTAACTTCATAAACAGCATTTCTTAGCTTAATTACTTGGGCTTCTTCCCGTTTTTCATGCTTTTTAGTTTCTGTAATCATTTTATGCTCCTAATATGTCCATTGCTTTATGGGTTCTATCAATGCGATCTTGTAATCCAATAGTACCGCCATTGATCCGTTTAGTAATAGTAAGCCAATCTTCATTGTCTGCCAAAGCATTTAAGCCTCTTTTATTCCAAAACCAACCAGCAGACATACAAGCGTTTTCAGGCTCTAAAATAAGTTCAGGATATTCTGCAAAAGGTTTACCTAATGCCAAACCGCATACTGTGTAATTGGAGCGCCCTGTAAGCTGTATTAAGCCTCTCCCATGGAAGCGCCAGCCATCGCCATCCTCAGTATTTCCTAAATCAGCTCTACCGCCATAGACTTTATTGGCAATCTTTTCAGGTTGGCGCTCAAACTTTTCAGCAATATCAGCATCATGAAATCGGCTAGGCCATGTAGCCATCAATCCTTTAGCGCTGTAATTTAAGTTTTCCTCAAGCACTTTAAAAGAATTGGACTCATGACCACATTGACCAATAAAAGATGCTTGGCGCTTTGGAGTATTAATATCATACTTTTTAAAAGTATCGTTTAATGGTTTTAACCATTCAGGGCCAATACCTAAAGACTTTAATTGCTCAATATTCATTTCTTAATTTCAGTTTCCGCTACTTTAGCCCTGTCCTTCATGCCCATAATCTTTTCTAAAGACCGGCCACCAAAGTAAGCTGTCATCACTAACATCCCCCATTGACCTAATAGTTCTACATAAGCTGATTTAGTTTCTATGTCAAACATGGACATAAACGCAAAGAATGAATACGCAAATAGAATAAAGATAAGGGTTAAAGGGCGAATGTTATTAGCTAACCATGAATCACTAGCCATATCCGCTTGCCAACGCTTAGTCACCTCTTGCTGTTCGGCAATGTCGGCATTGATTTGGGCTAGTTCCCCATTTTGTTGCATTTGCAACAGTTCTAGTTGGGCTTTGGCTTTTTGTTCGGGGTCAGGAAAGAACTTGTCAACTAGTTTCATTCCTACATCAAAGATAGCGGCTAATGGGAACATTATCTATACCCCGATATTCTAGGTGAAAAAACAAAAGTAGCTTGGTATGGGTTTGGTTTGGGATTTACATTAGGGTCAGCTAAAGCAAAAATATTATGGCCAAAATTACAATAGATACACCGACTAAATCCGATTGGGAAAACCCAACGGAATTGAAATAAGCCGTTAGCAGTAACAAAACACCAACCAGCTTTTGCGTTATCGTTATCTTTGATTGAAATATCGCCTTTAACAACGACTGCATAAGGGTCAGAAAGGTATTTAAGCGAAAAAGAATATAAAGGATTGCGCCGCAGCCACTTAACTTTAGCAAAATATCCAGTTCCATTGATTCTTTCAAAAGTAGCATCACCATCTAATGAATTGTCGGGGGTCATAAACCAATTTAACCAAGACGGCAATACAGGGCCTATGCCACGCTTTGCATGATTGTCTAACCACCATTCCTTTTGTACGGCAAAGACGGGTAATACAGGGGCTAAAATGACCGCTATTAGTGTTAGCAATAAGCTAATCGGAACTAATAGGATGTAGGTCATTTATCTACCTTTCTGTCTAACTTATCTTCAATCTTATCAAGTTTTGTAAAAATAGCCGCAGCAATCTTATCAAAATCTATTTTAGACATATAGTTACCCGCTATCAAAATTTCAATCGTATTGACTTTTTCAACCAATATTTTATCTGCTATTTGTAAGTCTTTAACTGATTCCCATACCACTTTGAGTGTCCATCCACCTAAAAAACCAGCTACCGAAATAGCAATGTTAAAAATATATTGGTCCATGATTAAGTCTTTTGAATATATGCCAATGCGTAGTATGGGGGAAGATTCGCATTTGTGCCACTTACACCAGTTGAAGCATTGGTTACAGAAATACCCGTTACCGATGAATTTGTATTGTAATTTGAACCTGAACCTGGGATTACTGGGCCACCAGCATAACTAGCATTGGAGTTTTGAACGGCAATACCATGTAAATGCCCTGGATCAGTTACAGTAGCTGCGTGAGTATGGCTAACAACAATAGCATCGGCTGTACCGCCTGTAGCGTTGACAGCATAAGTAGACCCTGCTCCTACAATAAATGAGTTTCGTAAATCAGGAGTTCCGTTTGTTCCATCGCATAAATTCCATCCAGCAGGAACTGATCCTGTAGAGCCTGACCAAAGAATAATTCCCCCTGTAGGAACAGCAGGAGCTGATTCGGGAGCATTTTGTAAGATTGGATAAATATTGTCTAAAGTTTGAATCAATACATCATCGGCATTTTTAAGAACAAACTTATATGAAAAACCTGTAAATAACCAAATTTCATTAGGAACTCGACCTGAAGCATCCAAAACAATAGGATTAGAGTTTGGAATAGTTCCAGCATTAGTTGTATAAGTTGCTAATGGTGTAGAAGATCCAGCTTGATAAGTATAAATTAATCCACCAGCTAAAGGAGTTCCATTGTCATCAAAAAATTGCTGACCTATTC